AACCTCAGCGTCACACAGGCCCGCTACCAAGTTGAGGCTCAGTTGCTGCGCAACAACCTCCAGAACCTCGACCTTCAACTGGCCGCTGCGCGGTCCGAAGGCGAACGTCTAGCGATTGTCCAACGTGTCTACGAAGTACAACTCCGCCTGAATCAGATCGAGTACGAAGGTGCTGTCGCTAGCATCAACGCCTCCATAGAAGAAGCCAGGCTTGCAGAGACAGAACTGAAGATCAAACTCAAGGCGGCGCAGGTCGAGGAAGCACTCGCCCGCGCCAAAGGTCAATGGAACATCGAGTTCGCCCGCAGCGTGCAGCTCGCAAGGGAAGCACTAGAGCTACAAGTAGGACTTACTAATAACATAATCAAGGTAGCCGGCTATCAAAGACAGGTAGCAGAGCTTCAGCTACAGAGCGCAAATCTCACTGCAAAGACAGCGTATGACAGCTCAAGATTAGAGCAGTCTACAAGGAACATAGCCGCAAATGGTAGCAGCTTTGCCAGCTCTATGAAACAAGCAGGCGACTACATCCAGTTCGGCAGTGTGATGATGCAGCGCATGACAGGGTCTTTTAAGGTCATACGGCCTGGTCTTGAACCTTGGATGGAAGCAATCGTCACGCAGGCAAAACAAGCTGCCTATCGAAGCGAGCGCGACCCACTCAGATCCTACGTGGCTGGACAGAACGCGGAAGCAAAAGTCGCAGGGTACTTCCTAAAGATTATGGGCCAACAACAGCAGAAACAGAGAGACGCACAACGGGCGGAGTGGGAGAAGCAGTTCGGCCAGATCCCGCAGTTTGCCGCAGGCGGCATCGTCAACAAACCCACGATCGCCATGATCGGCGAGGGCGGTGAACGGGAGTTTGTAATCCCAGAAAGCCAGATGGCTGCCGCATCGTCGCGCTACCTCAGTGGTTATCGCAACAATGACCTACTCGGGGGGAGCGCTGTACCCACCGAGAGCGCCGCCCCCAACATCAGTATCCGCACCGGCCCCGTCATGGAGTTCGACGGGCAGCGCTACGTCACCCTTGGAGACTTCGAGTCCGGGCTCCGGCAAGTGGCTGACAAGCTGTACCGAGGTCTGCGGACTCCCGCAGCACGCTACGCAACAGGGGTGCGCTGATGACACGTGCTCAAGCCCAGTATCTTCGTATTTACGAGGGGAGTACCACCTACGAAAGGTGGCAAAGCTACTACGTGAACAACTCAGTTTCGTGGCAGAGCCAAGTATGGGACTACCAGCCTTTCGAGGCGGAAGGTATCACCTCAGGCAATGTCGAGTCTGAATCAACCCTAGTAGTAACACTGCCAGCGTTACCCAACGTAATAGAAGCGGTTCTAAGGGCTGTCGCGCGCGGTCGACTTGTAGAACTAACAATGTACGAGTTCTACCCCTTATACGGCAACAACGCACCTCAAGCATCACAGACATTGGTGGCTGCCTACACTGGCGAAGTTGTGGGTGTTGAAGGGACGTTTACTACCCTAAGTATTCAGCTAGGAAGCAGCTTGGCACCTGTGGGCGCGCAGGTTCCACCACGTAAGTACTCAACCCGCCTTGTTGGCGTCCCCTGCAGACTATGACAATCCAGATTACTGATCCCCTATCTCTCGTTCCGTCACCGGATCTGCTCCTGGGTCCACCGCTGACCGAGAGCGCAGCCAGAGGAAACATCAATCTGGATACGCAGCAGCGAGCCGCAGCAATAGGAGATGTAATTCCGATTGTTTTTGCGCGCCGCGTAGGGGATACAGGTGGTGTGTTAATTAGCCCCGCTGCCACCGAAGCTCGTTTCGAAGACGCCGCAAATGGCGAGATCACTACCTCTTACCACCTCGTACTGAGTGAAGGTCAAATCGAGTTTGTGCAAGTCAGAGATGTCTTCCTCGGCGGTTGCCGCGTAGGAACATACACTCAGATATACAACAAGCGTGCTGGCTCATTTACACCAGGCAACTTTATAGATAATACCCCTGGGCTGGCGGTTCCGCGCTACTGCGGGACAGGTGGAACGTATGAAGGTTTGAGCACAATGTCATACACCGCCACCGTGCCGGCTGGTTCGGAGTACTGGAATAGACAAGTTCACATGTTTATCAGAGGCGGGCTACGTGTAACGCGCATTCTGGACAGCGTTACAGGCCCAAGCAATAACGTTGTTGACCTGCTTCTATACCTATTCTCAAGCTCGTCGAAAGTGTCTAGTAGCTTAATAGATACAGCGACGATGACAACAGCAGCACGCTTTGCAGACACAAATGGTCTGTGGTTTAACGGAGTACTCGCTGACTCATCCAACTTGCGCGATTGGATGAGCACCGTTATGCCTTACTTTTTGCTGCGCCCCTTTAGGGTAAACGGCAAAGAAGCTTTGCGCCCAGTCATCCCTTTTAATGCAGCGACCGGAGCGATCAACACAGGTTCCATAATTCCTCTATTCGCCTTTACAGAAGAGCACATTCTTCCTGATGGGTTCCAAATCACGTACACTCCGCTCTCGGACAGAAAGGATTTCTGTGTGCTAGTTCTATGGCGCCAGCAGCCAACAGATGATATCGGAATTATCAGATCAACAGAGATTAGATACACAGACACGGCGCTCAACGGCCCCTATGAACAGCATGACCTGTCAGCTTTTTGCTCCACAGAGAATCATGCCGTAAAAGCCGGCGCCTACATTCTGGCTCGTAGGAAACACGTGACGCACACGTTGGCGATCACCGTGCGTCCCGAGACCTATAACCGCACCCTGGTCCCCGGTGACATTGTGCAGGTACGCATGGAGCGTACCGTCTCTACAGGCGCCCTAGGTGTACACAACGAGCTCTACGAAATCGACAGGGTGGGTAAGAGTGTGAGTGGGGCGATTCAGCTGGACCTAACTCATTTCCCTGTAGACACACAACTCCGTAGTGTGGTCGCTCTCGAAGTCGCATCTGCGGTCGGGAATGGGATCGTAGTGCCCACCGGTAAGAGTGGACTAAGCTGCGACATAAACTCTGCGAACGACACAAGCGTCCCCGCTAGCTTCGGCACGAGCTACGGAGGCAGCTCGGGTGCCTTCGGCACGTCAATTGGGCAACAAACAGCCACATCGCCCTCTGGCGGAGCGCTCGCTACCCCCGCTGAGGTCTTACCTACGGGAACAATTACACAGAGTGGCAATGAGCTAACATTAAACGAGGTCTGCCCTGGAATGTATACCGAGTGGTACTTAACTAACGAAGCAACAGGAGAAACAACACAAGTCTCACAAGGTGTTGCGGCAACCTTTATTGCAAGCTTAGTATCTCTGCAATATGGCACCCTCGTAACAGGTATAGGCCGCTGCCCAGATGGAGATGGCTACGGTCCAGCCGTTATAACCGCGACATATGTACTGAACTCCTTTGCGGATACAACTATTGGTGGGGCTTGTCCACTACAACCACCTCTTGAGAATACCTATTACTTCCCCGGCAGGACTGGCAACGTCAGTGTCTACTACGATTGGCAGGTTTGTAGGGACGGAAGCTGCATTGGCGCGCCTGGGGTAGGAACTCATTATCCGGGCGGGACTTATTTTGGGATAAAGATTGTAATGAATCCAGTAACAAGAGGCACAACTACAATCGTGCCTTCATCCCCAAGAGTAGAGTATAGCTGGGTTAGAGGGGTTGATGCGCCAGCCAGAATTAGAGCTGGATACACTATCTACATCTACAGAGGGGCAGCTTTTCCGAATGGCTACTGGGATACGCTCGATATTGTAGGAAGTACTAATTTTGACTCTGCGATATACGAAGCTGCCGGCAACTGCTATTGGACCGCCTACCCACCTCAGACTGCACTAAACGGATTGTGTTACTGGAGCCCATAACTGAGATAGTCTGATGCAGAGCCACACACCCCCACCATGAACACGATGAGCACGACGAGCACGGAACGAATGGCAATTTGTGAGTCATGTCAGCACCTAAATAAGAAGCTGCTCGTTTGCAAGCTATGCGGCTGCCTACTCCCGCTCAAGACTCGTGTGCCGCAATCAAAGTGCCCCGATGGCAGGTGGTAAGCCATGGCGAACTTCCCTGCCTTAACTCCGAACAGCAGGACTTTTACCCCAGGAACTCGTCCGCACTCAAACCTGCGCTCCTTTAGCGGCCTGACCACCCGAGTGCGCCAGAGCAATATCTTTGTAAACCAACGCCTACGCCTAGCCTTCGTAGCACTCAGCGAAGCTGAGATGCTAAGCATTCGATCACACTACATAGGCCAACAAGGCCCTTTCCTTTCTTTCAGTCTCCCCACGGAAATACTTGCGGGGACCGACAGCCCCTCAGCATTTGTGGGAACCGGTTACACCTGGGCCTACGCCGACCCCCCAACAGTCAGCGACCTCGGTAGGCGCATCTACGCCGTAAGCGTTGAGTTGGTCAGCGTCGCACCTGTTGGAACGAATGTCAGCGGTGCTGAGTGGGCCGTCATCATTAGCATCGAAACAGGTGGAGCCACAGGTTCAGCCGAGACCGCTCCAGGCTCCTGGACCGTAAATACGGTGTTTGAAGGCGGCATCGGTGCCGGCCCCAACGACGTCTTTATTCCTGTAACGAGCTTTGGAGCCGAGGCGAATCCGCCCACTCAGAGCGGCCCGGGCGTCGAGATCTTCACCCCGAGCACGGCACTCAGTCTTGCACCAGCAACTCCAATTGTTGCAACTGTCGTTGTCATCCCAGTTACTACGATAGTACTTAATTTGCAAGCTCTAGCCCCTGCTAGCCCAAGCGGTTCTACAGAAAACTACTTCTCTGATATGTCGATGCAGATCTGGGGGTGGGAGCGCATCGCCTACATAGACTGGTGGGGCAGCGATTGATCTATGGCCGCCCCTAACCTTAGGCTCCCTGGAACCATTACAGGAAAGACGGCCACGTATTCCTGTACTTCGAGCTTGGCATCAGCACTGAGCAATGCCGCTGCGAGCGGCAAAGTGCTTAAGGTTAATACAATTCGTGCCGCCAATATTGATTTATCTTCCGCTTTTTCTGTTGACATTACCGTTTATCGCAGTTCTACTCACACGTATATTGCTAACGCCATTTCTGTGCCGGTCAGTTCAACGCTTTTAGTGCTTAGCAAAGAAGAGTACTTGTATCTTGAAGAGGGCGACGCCATCTACGCCAAAGCAAATACAAGCGGAAAGATTGATCTGACCATTAGCTACGAGGAGATTTCCTGATGAAGCGCCTAGAAGGTGGCTATCTGGGCGGACGCCCCACTTGGAGCCTGGCGAGCAATCCTGGTATCTGGGGGATCGAACAAGTTTTTGCGCGTCGCGCTGCCGGCACTTGGCCCATCGGCGCGGGGTCGTTCGACGAGTATTACGAGTATGTGACGTTCATGCTCCATGCAAATGGGGCGAATGCGTCTACGTCATTCCCAGATTCCAGTCTGTACGGACGTTCCGTGTCCGTTTTTGGCAACGCGCAAGTCAGCACTACGCAGAGCAAGTTTGGTGGAGCGAGTATTGCGTTTGACGGCAATGGGGATTACTTGACAGCTACCTCTGATGGATTTTTGTTTGGTACTGGAGATTTCTCTATAGAGCTTTGGTTTAACGTGTCGGTCGCTTTCTCTGCGACTAGTCAAACTTTTGCTGGCGTATGGGGTTCATCAAGCAAGGCCTGGATATTACAGGCAACATCCACTTCCGTCGTTTGCGCTTTTGGTAATGGTGCTGCATATGTAAATCAGATTACTGGAAATTGGACGGCTCCGTCTACAGGGACCTGGAATCATTTAGCAGTTACCAGAAGCGGTACGACAGCGTATATCTTCTTAAACGGTGTTCAATTAGCTACGACGACCATAACAACCAATATTTCTGGCGTCTCCACCCTATCTATCGGCATAAACAGTGACGGTAATCAGCAATATATTACCGGCTACATCGACGAACTTCGCATAACTAAAGGCTACGCCCGCTACACTTCCAACTTCTCCGTCCCCACCGGCCCCTACGAAGACGAAGGCGCTCCTCTCGCCGATCCCTTTTACAACTCCGTAAGCCTGCTGCTGCCGATGAACGGCAGCAATAACAGCACGACGTTTACTGACAAGTCTCCAAATGCGCTGACAGTCACTGCCAACGGCGACGCCAAACTCAGCACTGCAGTGAAGCGCTATGGGGTATCGAGCGCGGCGTTTGATGGGACGGGAGACTACCTAAGTCTCGCAAGCTCATCGCAAATTGACCTTGGTAGCAGTGATTTTACCATTGAGTTCTGGGTACAGTTCTCGTCACTAAGCGGTATTATCGGACTACTGGGCAAGCGTGCTGCCGAGGCCAATTACTCACCGTTTTTACTGGAAGTAAATACAAGCACTCTTAGGCTATCTATATCTACGACTGGCAGCAGTTGGGCAGTAAATGGATTGAGTTCAGGCACATTGACAATCGGGCAATGGTATCACATTGCCATTGTGCGTAGCGGAACCGTTGTCTATATGTTTGTAAATGGCACATCTGTTGGCTCGACAGGCAGCGTAAGTGGCGCGTTGATGACGAATGCCACAGCCATGACGATTGGGCGCGGTGCTGTCAGCATCTCTGCTTCTGTGGATCTCAACGGCTACATCGACGATCTTCGCATCACCAAAGGCGTAGCTCGCTACCTCGGCAACTTCATCCCACCCCTGCCCCACGCCGACTACGGCACCCTGGCCGACTCCTACCTGGCCGCCAGCTCTCTTTGGATGCCCATGGAGGGACCAGTCAATAGCACTGGCTTCTTTGATCGTGCTGATCGCCAGATTGTTACTACCGTAGGCAACGCGAAGATCAGCAACGCGCAGTACAAGTGGGGGCTGACAAGTGCAGCGTTTGACGGGAATGGGGATTACTTGACAATTCCCAGCAGCACAGTATTTGATCTTGGAACAGATTACACTATTGAATTTTGGGTTTATCCAGCAATCACTCCAAACTACAATTTCGGGCTAGTTCATAGAGGATTTTATAGTACAGTAACATCCAACTGGACCGGATTGGCATTTAGTATTCGATGCCTTGGCAGCAATGGAGCTGGAAACTTGCGTTTTTATTTCTACGCAACAACGAATGCAAATGAACAAGTAATAAATACAACTGGCTCACTATCGGC